GGCGACTCTAGTAGAACAGCCGATGTCTCTATACCCAGCTGATTCGTTTTGATCTTATCACCCTTCTTCAACTCTATTGCTTTTACCATAGTGCTCCTTTTGTTGGTTATCTTATCTACATAAGATAGCTCTGCCATGAAGTCAAGTCAAAAAATAAAAAAATTGCAGGGAGAACCAGGATGCGCTGGATGGTATTATAATAAACATTTGAAAACAAACCACGCTTGAAGGAACGGGACGGGAGAGATATGGCAGCTGGCAGCCGAAGGGTGATGGTAATATTATTATTAAATAAAAAAATTATCTAAACACGGGAACGGGAGCGGGAACGGGCGACCGAAGTCGCCCGTGAACTTTTATTTTAGAGAATTTTAAATCCGCCTGACTGCTCCGCGAACTCTGCAAAATGTTCAACATTATCCACAGAGAACGGATACATACCCGAGCGGTCGGTTTTGTAATAGATAGTGTCCCACTTTTCTTTATCCTCTTTCGGATAATCACGCGGAACAATGTCGCCGTGTTTCTTTTTCATCTCTTCACTAAACGCGGACAACTCTTTGTCTACCTCTTCATTGTGCTTTTCAGCTTTTTTGTAGTTTTCCATATACATTTCTGCATACTTTTTAGTGTGCCCCGTCGCGATTAAATGTTTTAATTGTTTTGCAATTTCTACCGCGTCGGTGTCTTTGACACGGAAACCGCTATTCTCGTGCCAGTAGTCTATGTGTTCTTCTTCAACACAACCCGTGAACTTAATTATATAATCCGCAAGAGGTCTCCACCACCAAACATTATTGCGAAAATAATAACCTTTGTTCTCTTCTTCGAACTTGTTCATCTGTTCAAAGTAATTGTCTCGTTCTTCTGCTGTAGCTTTATCCCAATCAATTTTAGGTTTAACTGCACCCTCTTTGAGTTTAGGTTTCAAGCCGTACACGTCCATACCCATACATGCTCCTTTTGTTGTTTGTTTATTATCTTATATATATAAGATTTTTATAAAGTCAATTAACTTTTTAGTTGTATTTAAAAAAAATGCAGGAGCTTCCACCGGGTCTACCTTCCTGATGGTGAACTCTTCATTCACGGTTCGTGGTCGAAGAAACGGGAACGGGATGCGGGAACGGGGCTACATCAACCAAATCAACAGAAGCAGCAACGCCAGCTGCCCTGCTCTGGTGAAGACTAGCAGGGCAATTAATATTATCAAAACCCAGAACACGGGAAATGGGAACGGGATTACTTCTTCACTGGCCGTGTAATTCTATCTCTACCAGTTTCGTAAAATAAAACATCGTTCAGCTTCCAATTTTTTAAAAGTGTGGCCTCATTGTTGATTGTCCCAAAACCACGGCGTTGAGTCCCTGATCTTATTTTAACCCACATCTTTTCGCTTACACCACCCTCCGTAAACCAAACGTAAACGAAATTTTTAAAATCCTCTAGTAGTTCTAGTTTTTTTATTTTAAAGTAAGTTGCTTTGCCGTGCTTCTTGCACGTGTAAATTATATTTTTTCTTGGCTCTATCATCATTGCTCCTTTTGTTTTGTTAAAGCAGGGCTGATAGTGGCAAACGACCCAGACCATCAGCTCTGCCCATTTTATCGCGGTAGTCACCCGCATCACCAGAAACGATCTGACCTTACACCAACATTGCCTTCGTTAAGGCGTTCGAAGTAAAGCACTATCTCTTTGCTTTCGCATTCATCTGGCTGTCCCATTAATATAAGATAGGTAATTCCTAATGTCAAGCATAATTAAAAAATATTTTTAGCATCAAACTCCGGAGAGCTCAGCAGCTGGGAGGCAGGTCCGTGATTCGTTGTTCATGGATCATGGCTGCGGGAACGGGAACGGGAACGGGAACGGGATTACGGTAGCCCAACGGACGCTAAACAGGAGCTAATTATTTAGAGGATGTCGAGCTACCAACCACAGATATAATCATCGTGGGATATGAAGTCAAGCATTATTTTTTTATTATTTTCGAACCAGCTTCCTGCTGCCTGGAAGGAGAACCAGGATGGGTGATTATCTTATTCAGAACCGCGGTCCATGAAACGGGGTGCGGGAAATGGGAAACGGGAAACGTGGCAAACGGATCACGGTGCAAGCAAGAGTTGTAGTCGTAAAGTTTGACGGCTCTCTGCCCGAGGTCGAAGTTTAAGATAAATACTCTGCCACCAACACTAGCACGTTTTACAATCCACGCTTTTTGGTATTTAGTAAGCGGAGTCTGTTTTCTCTTTTTTACCTTTAGCTCCAGCCAAAATTCAATGCCTTGATAGCATCCGTTTACATCAGGAACGCCTAATGCAATGTTTGTTTCTATTCTTTGAAAGTGTACGTTTGGCAACGCTTTTTTTATTTTTTGATACAGCTTCGATTCTTCCTTTGGCATCAAATTTTCCGTTTACTAATTGCGTTTGTAAATAGGGTAAAAACCATTTGTTATCTCTGAATACTTGAGAGAGGCTATTAGAAATTGCGTTAACAATTAATTCCTCGTTTTCTTCCTTAGCAAGAAGATTTCCCTGCGAGTTAAGTCCGGTTTGATAGACACAAGCGTGAATGACTTCGTGCAAGAGTGTGTTTGCTTCTGATCTTGCATTTTGTTCTTTCTGGATATCGATTTTAGCGTTACTACTGTCATACTCACCTAAAACATTATCATCTTTTTTATCTTCTGTCTCAAAATTAATAACATTAATTGAAATATCTTCGTAACCAATTTTAATCTTTTTTTTCATTAATTCTGATCTCCACTGCACCCAAAGACATGTTTAAGTGCTTGTTATGTACCCTATTGAATTGCACCCAAAAATCTTCCTTAAGAAGACTTTTCCTCTTCTTCGATTTCGAGGACTTTTTCAAACGGTATCTCATCCTTAAGCTCATTGATTGTTTTGATTAATTCATCTTTTGTCATTGCTGACAAGTCCTGGACTTTAATCTCTTTTCGATCAATGTAAAAGCCTGCTGCTTGCCCTAGTCTAAACTCCGCATTTATGGCCGCTGCAAGTTGGTTTTTATCTTCCGCCTTCTTTGAAAGTGAGTCTAATCTTTTTAAATGTCTAAGGTAGTCTTTGTATGTATTTGTCTTGGCGTCACGCAATCTTTCAATATACGCTACTACATGAGGAAACTTATCTGGGTTTGTTAAAAGACTTCCCCATTTACCAGTCGTTGTTTCAGCATATCCTGCGTGCCGAGCAGCTTCTTGTTTTGTACAATCAGGATAATTTGAAACATAAAACTCTGCGAACGCACGTTGCTTGCCAGTTAATAACTCAGCTCCTTTTAGATTCGCCTTAACCTCTTGAACTAAAGTTTCCATAAATTTTTAATTATTATATAGATATTCCAATGTAAATAATACAACAAAGGTAAAAAAAGTTTTCTTGTCCAGTAGAATAATAGTACATATATGTTTACAATATTGATTATTAATATTGTTTTTATTGAATATATTGAATTTAGTGTTCAGTGTACTTTCAGGGTAGTATGCTGAAAGAATAACTGTTGGTATATATATCTTATTTGATGTTTTCAGCTTGTCAGTGTACTTTTGAGTTTATTTTTGTGTAGAGACATGAAAAGGTCTAATGTATCTATATACATAGCTGAAATTTGTGTATTTACTTGGTTTTTGTTAATCGGTGGGCTGAACGAATCAGCCCACCATAACTAACAAAAGGTAGGTGTGGTATTTATACCACAGTACGTGATCCGTGGTCAACCATACCCTACCCGTTGCTCACGGGTAACGTGTTGCAAAAATGCAACTATTAGTCCTCGTCCTCATCTTCATCCTCGTCATCTTCGTAATCATCTTCGTCATGATCACATTTAGAATTTTCGAGTTCAATTGCTTTATCGCGTAAAGTAATTAAATCCTCCTCAATTCTATCAATGATGTCTTGGATTGTTTCTTCTCTTTTCTTTCCCATAGTCTACCTCCCCGAAGGCCAGATATGCAAAAAATTATATGGGATAAAGCCCCGTAAAGGCCTTATTTTTTAAATGATTTTATAACATCTTCTGCAAAATCAGTGTAAAACTTCTGTACATTACCAAAGTAATTAGACCAGAATGCTTTTACCTCACTATAAGCAGGTATTTGAAATAGTTTTTCCATTTTTTATCTCCTTGTTGGAAAATATATATGTTGCAGTGCAACATTTTTCAAGGTGTCAAAATTTCACTTTATTGTTTTTACCAACAGATTTACAAATTGAATAAAAATCTTTAACAGATAATTCCTGTTTCATACGATTTACGATAGCGCAACAAAACACAATGTTACCGTCAATATAAGGTTTATTACTATCTATTCTATCAACCGAAATATTATACATACGTCGAGCATTCCCTAAGAGGTGTGTCATTTTTAAATTAGAATAAGGACAACGCAAACCAAATTTATCATGTTGTTCTTTCCAAATATCTAAAAATTCACTGCAAGTAATTAAAAGTTCATGTTTAGTATCTTTCTTCAACCGTTTTTTTGTTAATTGATAAATTCTTCTTACAAAAGTAATGGAATTTCTTGACCAAGCAGCCTTTTCTTTTTTAAGCTTACAAGGCTTGCACCAAGAATGTAATTTAATTTTACTATTTGCTTGAAAATAAAAAAAAGTTTTTAATTTTTTTTGTTTACACAACGAGCAAGTTTTATAATTGATCTCCTGTTCCGTCGTCAATGTTTCTTCGTTCATTATATTTTTTTCGCCAGTTAATGTAATTGATTTGTTCTTTAGTAAAATAGATTTGTTCGTTGTCGACCATTTGTAGATATTTTTCTCTAACTGTCTCATCATTCAAATCAGCAAGGTTACAAATAATTTTAAAGTTTTCACTATCATTTACAAACCATAAGTGAGCTTGGTATTTGAACATAATTAACGAACGTTCCATTCCAGGATAAATGACATCTTCGAATGCTCGTTGGATAACAGCTCTCCAAAGTTTTGTTTCTGGTAAGGTTTCTTCTTCGTGAATTTCTGTTTTGAGCTCCTGCATTGTAGTTCATTTAGACGAAGGCCGGCAGGGTATGGTAGCTCTTTAACGAGATCAAACCGACCTTCATCCAAATCACTTTACTACACGTAGGCCACGCATAGCCAAACGATCCTTATTGGTTCGTTTATAAACTTCATCAAGATAAGATTTGAATCCTAATGTACTATCACTAAAGCCAAAATTGGTACCACAATAGAGACCGAATAATATAGAAGATATTTTTCTATACTCTTCTCTCGTTGTGCGAGATGCGATAATCGCTAATGTTTTTCCAAATTCTGTCTTGTCCACAAGTTTTCATTTGTTGTGCCAGCAGATTATTAGAATTAAAGATGTAAAAACAATTATTACTTCAACCCAATGTAAACTAACCAGCAGTTCAAGCATTGTCCGTGATTCGTGTTTCTTGAGTCGTTTTTCGTGAGTCTAGGTGTGATGTACACTTGGGGCAATTTATAAAGTTATTTGGATCCTTATACAAGAAAATAATTGAAGGGTAAGAACCTTGTTTTTTAACGTAATTATTACCCTTACAAACTGTGCAATTACTTTGATTTTTGGCCATTTTTATACTCCTTAAGTATTTTTTCAAGATAGGCCTCTGTACTCATTTTCTTCAAACCTGCACGTCTTTCTATCTCTTTATCGACTAATAGAGCTATAAAAGCTGCAGGGTTACGATACTCCTTATCGCAAAGAGCCAGTAATTTATCATAGCTAGATTTTCTAACCGCTACTGACTTCCAGTTTTTTATGTCCATGTTATTTTTCCTTTTTGTTTGTTAATGTTTCTATTTTGTTAGGTGCTGTAATTAAATCTCCAGTTTTTATACCAACACCACCTATTTTAAATAGTTCTGCACCAAAGCAACCACTTAAAAGTAATAATGTGATAATTAAAAGTTGTTTCATATTTTATAATCTCTTATTTCTGCCCAACGTTCTTCTATTGTAAGTTCGTTACGCAGTTTCCAAAATATCCTTAATCTCTCTTTTAATGGCGGATAACTTTTACCATCTGGATGATTGTCCATATAATATTTTTTAGACGTGTAGAGTAAAAAATTATGTATTATTCTTTTGATGTATTTCATACGTATAATGTAATTGTTACGATCATTAATAACCAACAAATTATGATTAATAATAACCAAGGGTTAGGTTTATAATTATCAAGTTTCATTTTTTTTTTTCTTTCTTCTTAAGTTACCTAAAGCATCATAAATTTTATGATATCTTTTTAATGCACCAGGAAGCCAACTGGGTTGTTTTTTCTTTTTCATTAGTGCCTGAACTTCCTGATATCTAAAATTGCTTGCTCTGGAGTATAATTGTACTTTTGTCCCATTGCTACAAAAAAATTCATAACTCTTTTTTGAGCTTCTTTTTCATTTTCAGGTTTTGCTCCACCACAATAAATATGTTCTGCTATCAAACTATTTAAATCATATTTTTTTGTAAGCATTTCAATCCATTTGTACAGTGGATGATTTTTATCTATAAATATTTTTTTCATAATAAACTCCATAATGCAAAACAAGTTACCAATAAACTAAATCTTGGTAACAACGCGTAAAACAAAATTAACGTTCCTAATAAAAATAGTATCATTTGATTCCTTGATATTGTTTAATGATATGGTCTGCAATGTCATTATTAATTAAAACATAACCTGTGTCATCTAATTGTAATTTTAAGTTACAAAGTTTTTCTTTACATGCCTTAAAGAATACATCGTTAGGCAAATCGTTTTTAGGCACGGCTTTAGCTATGTCTTGTATCTCTTTTAAATACTCAAACCAATCTTTTGCCATTATTGCATTCTCCAAGAGTTGATTGTTTTATTTACTTGATCTAATAAAACAGTAAATTTTTCAATAGTTGCATCAAACGTCATTGAAACTTTTCTATGATTTACAAACATTGAAATTGTTTTTTCTTTACTGCAATATTCTACAGAGAAAGATTCTAAATTAAACGGATTTAATTTAAATGATTCGCCTGATTCTAATTTTATCTCTGTAATTACATCCATATCCCACGAATATATGAATTAAAAAGATAAAGTCAAGCAAAAATAAATGTTTATTTTTAATGGTTATTGACAAATTATCCCATAAAATCTAATAATAGCCTATGAAATTATATCGCTTTAATGCACATTATGCAGGGCAACATATAATAGCAGATGTTAAAGCACATAATGATGATGAAGCGAAAGTTAGTTTCATAAATGAGTTAAATGAAGGCGGAGGAACGTGGAAAAAAGACAGTTTTTATACTCCTTCCAAAGTTTTCATAACTTATGAAGAAATAAATGATGATAGAAACGTCACAGTCTCTGTTACTAAAAAAGATCAGCTTGGAGTCCAAGTGGAATCAGTTGTATCTAGATAATGGTTGCGAGACACCAGACATGAAATGGATAGATCTTGAATTGAAAAAAACAAGATTAGCAATGAGAGATTTAGCCAATGTAGTTGCAAGACAAGAATTATTGAGAGAATACTCAGATATTTCTAGTTAAAGCAACAAAAAAATAGAATAGGTAAAATTCTAAGGGACATTATTGTCTTTTAAATTAAAATCTACTTTTGTAAATAAAACTTTACCGTTTATGTGTTGTTTAGATTTTTCTAAGCATATAGGACAAACAAAAATATTATCATCCTTTGTTTTTCTAAAATGCACTGGAGTTGCACAGTGTGGACATACACCTAAATTTATTTGTACATCTTCTAAATCCATTATGCATCTCCCCAGTCCTTTCCAATTGCTACATCTACTTTAGATGGAACTACTAATTCTGGAATAGAACTTTCCATTATTTTTTTAATTTGTTCCGAATCTTTACTCTCCCTAACACTAAAGCATAATTCGTCATGTATTTGCAACATAGGTAAAAACCCAGCATTATAGCAGTCAATCATAGCTTGTTTAACTTGATCTGCAGCTGACCCTTGAATTAACCTGTTTAAAGCTTTGAAAGTACCAGATCTTCTAATGTTATTAACACCGTATTTTTGAACTGCATCATCGTAAGTTGTTGATTTATTTAATCCCCAGCTAGCCACTTCCCATTTATCAAATCTACAACGTCTTCCTCTAATGGTTCTTATAGATCCGTTTGTTTCAGCTGATTCTTGACACTTTGATGCTAATTGTTTTACGAAAGGAACTTTCTTATTGTATGTGTCCAAAAGTTTTTTTGCTTCTTCTTCTCCAATTCCAAGTTGTACGGATAATTTTTTGGCGCCCATTCCATAAAAAAGTCCCAAGTTAATAGTCTTCGCTTGTCCTCTAGGTATGCCCGCCATATCTGCAACTGTTTGATGGAAATCTGCGTCGTCTTTCTCATAAGCTCTAATTAATTGATCTGATCCTTTAAATCCAACCGTATAAGCATAGTGTGCCACAAGTCTTGGCTCCTGTTGCGAGTAGTCGAATGAACCCCATAATAAATCATTATCAGGTTTAAATATAGATCTAATTTTAGGGCCAAACTCCTTATTTTTTGCTGGAACTTGTTGTAAATTTGGATTCGACATAGATAATCTACCAGATACTGTACCTCCTGAATCTGACTTTAATTGATTAATTTCTGCGTGAATCCTACCCTTATGTTGATATTTAATAATTGAATCAATAAATGTAGATGTAAATTTATTTATTTCTCTAGCTTCTCTTAAATATTTTGCTATTGGTGCAGGACAATTTAACAGCCAATTGGCTGTAAAACTAGGTTCCTTTGTTTTTTCTGTTCTAGGATAGTCTATCTTTAATTTATCGAAAGCCTTAGCTATACTTCTTGCCTCCCAAATTTCTACATTAAGACCACATTCTTTATTAAGTTGATGTAGTAAAGTTTTTTCTTTTTCTAAAAATTCTTGTTTCAATTTTTCAGCTTGTACAACATTTACACGTATTCCCTTAGCTCTCATCGCAATTAGAATCGGCGTTAGTTTTGTTTCTAAATCGAATATAGTTTGTAAAGAGTTGTCATAGATTTTAAATTTAAGATATTGCCAAAGTTTTAAAGTTAATGATGCATCTTGTTCCGCATAGAAGCCTACATATTGAGCTGGTAATTTATAAAGCTCCTGTTTAGCGTCTAGTCCCCAATCGGCCGCTGCTTCTTTTAGCTCTTGCTCAGACTTTGTTTCGCCTAACCAATCGAAGCCGAGAGAATTTAATGAATAAGAAAATCTATTTTCATCTACAATAGCTGCAGCAATCATCGTATCAACTATTCTTCCGTTTTTAATATTTACTCCGTGAGCTCTTAACCAACCCACATCGTATGATGAATTGTGAAATATTTTATCCCCTGAGCCACTTACAATGTCCTGAACCCAATCCATTACCATTTTGTAATCCATGTTAGAACCAACCTCATGACCGATGGGGTAATAACCAACAAAACCCTCTGTGGCCACACCAATACCTACAATATTACCGTCCATAGTAGGCCAACCTGGTCCCTTTTCTTTTATGTTTGGATCTTTTGTTTCTAAATCTATTGCTATTTCTTTTGCATTTTTTAAATCAGGAAAGTGTGTTGGAGGAGTCCAATCTGATTCTTTAAATACAAAATTTATTTGATGACTCATTCTGTGTAATCTCTTTCAATAATCATTTCACAATAATGTATTGCTTTTTTTATATCTGCTAACTTACCTTTGTCTTGATGTCGTGTTACATATTTAATTACATTTCCCTCTGCAAACAGTAATTTATTTTTATTTATATATTGTGAGGGTTGAATGGCATGCTTTTTATAATGAACACCGCCAACTTGTCTAAAGAGAGTTTTATTTGTCATTTTTTATTTCTACTGTAGCTATTGTATCATTATGCTGACTTCCGTGAGCAATTAACATTATTCTCGATAATTTGAAACCATATTTTTTTCCAATTCCATTACTATTCCATCCAAAACAAATTACTTTACCATTTGTTTTAGTAATTCTAGAAATTTCTTTTTTACAATTCGACCAATAAGATGCATTAAAATTATCTAATGAAATTCCTGCATTTTTATACTTTGTTTTTAATTGATAAGAAGAATACGGAGGATCAAAAACTAAAGCATTAATACTATTTGTCGTTATTGTTTTTAGATATTGTATAGCATCCTGTTTAAATGGATAAGGAAAAGGATCGATATAATCAGAACCAAGTTCTTCATTTATTAGTTTTTTTAATGGTTTAATTGTAAATGTTTTATGACTAGGCATAGACCAATATCTTTCAATTTTTATTTTCATACAAATAAGTAATTTTTGGCTTATATTTTTTATGATATTCGTCCCTTATAATTCTTAATCTTTTACACATTAATTGAAGTATTTTCAAACGTTTTTTTAATCGTTTTAATTCTTTCTTCATAATTTTTCCGCTGTTAAAATTGCAAAACCTATTTCTCTAACTATTTGTGGCACGATAGAGTTTCCTAATGATTTTAATCTTTCGTTTCTATTTCTGTCCATCCGAGTGGATACCCCATCAGGAATTCTACAAATTCTGGATTGAGTCTGCCACCAACTTTCTCTTGTTTCATCATGACCACTCCTGATAAAATACTTTTCTCCGCCATTCTTTTGTAATTTGTATTCTGACCTGTGTCTTTCCAATCTCTTGCTGTTGGAGTTGGAAACATGTTCATCGCGTCTCGTAGTTTTACTCCCCATCTGACACCTTTCTTGTTCTCTCGAAAGAAATGACCATCCTTCAACTGCACATCTTTTGCTATTCCACCCTCCGAGTCCGATGCTGTTGGAGTTGGATACATGTTCACTACGGGTTTGCCGTATTGAATTTGTTCCGCTAAATTTCCCGGTGGAACTGTTACCCTTCCAATACTTGTTCTGTATTTTTTTCTTCTCTCCATCGCTTCCTTTGATCTTGTTCCAATGTCCGTTGCTGTCGGAGTAAGCCATAATCCAGATTCGTTTTCTTTGGTGCCAAGCACCGACGCCTGCAGCTGGAATAACAATACATTGGACTTCGAAACCCGCTTCTTCCAAATCAGTTTGCACCTGTTTGAGCACCACGCCGTTGTTGATGTTAATAAGCCCTTCAACGTTTTCGCCAATAAACCATCGGGGCTTACATTCTCTAATGACTCTAATAGTTTCATCCCAGAGATATCGATCGTCATCTGTTCCTTTTCTTTTTCCTGCAACACTGAATGGTTGGCAAGGGAATCCTCCACTGATAATGTCCGCTTGATATTTTTCTCCTTTAACATTTCGTATATCTCCTTCTATTGTTATATTTGGCCAATGTTTTTTCAAAACTTTTTGACAAAATTCACTTTTCTCCACAAAAGCAATTGTTTTAAAACCACCTGTCGATTCTAATCCTAAACTAAATCCTCCAATCCCTGAAAATAAATCTAATAATCTTAACATTAAATATTTCTTCTAATTTCATTTAACATCCTACAAAGTGGAAACGTATATTGATGATTACTTCTCAATATATGTAAATTTTGTTTAGCCCTAGTTACTCCTACATACCATACTCTGTATTCAGAGCAACGATCTTTTCCTATTTTATTTTCTAAATGAGCAGGCCAATTAGATTTTTCGTAAATCACCACATCTTTGGCTTCACCACCTTTTATTGAGTGAATTGTGTCTATAACAATTTCAGAATCCAAATCAGGATTAATATCAGTTTCAATCAATTTATTGAAATAATATTTGTCTTGTTCAGAAAAATTTCTATTAAATACGTTAGTCCAGTCATCCTTAGGAACTCTAAGGCCAGCTTCAGTCACTAAAAAATTATAATCAAACAATAAGTTGTTATTTACAGCCATCCACTTTTTACTATCTAAACTTCTCCAACCATAAGCTATTTCATTAATGTAAGTGTAAAGAATTTGACACTGTTCTTTATTAATTTTATTACCACGCATTAATTGATTCCAAAGTTTAATTGCTCTCCATTTATGTATATCAAAAGATTTTGATCCTTTTGCACTTTGAAAAAACAAACCTATAGTTTTTGCTTCTTGTTTTAATTCATCTACAATTTCATTTGTTCGGCCAAGTATCATCCAACTGTCTGATGCACCAAAATTTATATCTTTAAGTCTTTGATATGTAATAATGTTTCCTGCATTTATTTTTGGTACAAAGTCTTTTTTCTTTCTACCTTTAATATACGTTGCAATATATTGAGAAAAATCGTGTATTGTTTTTGGTATTCTATAAGAAGTTTTTAATATAAAATCTTCACCTGGAAATTCATTAAAGTGTTCTACTTCAGCTCCATTCCACTCATAAATCGCTTGGTCGTCATCTCCAGCTATGTAAATTCTACTAGAATTGTTAGCTAACTTATAAATTAATTTCCATTGTAAAGGAGTTAAATCTTGAGCTTCATCTACTATTAAAACTTTTAATTTTGGCGCTGGAGCATTTTTAATATAGTGTTCAATCATATCAGTAAAATCTACTCTATGATCTTGTTTGTATTCATCATAAGCTTCAATAATTAATCTAAATTTTTCGTAAACAACTCTTTTAATTTTTTCTTCTTTATACTGATCATCAGGGTGAACTAATCTATTCCTTGCCTTATCATATACTCGTAGAGACCAGTCATTCCAAACAAGGTGCCCATTGTAGTTTTCAAATCTAACTTTAGGCAAACCCAATGTTTGAGCAAACTCTACCATGTCTATATCAGGATCAATAACTGGAACTTGTTTGTAATTTTGTCTGCAAAAACTATGTATTGTTCTAAAATTTCTTAAATCATCATCGGTGCAGCCTACAAACTTTTTAAATGCTCTATATCTTGCTTCATTAACTGCCTTGTTTGTAAAAGATAAGTAGGCCATGTCCCTAGGTTTAATGCCTCTTGTTATTAATTTCTCAACTCTTTCTAATAAAGTTGTTGTCTTTCCTGTACCTGGAGGACCATATATTTTAATGGTTCGGTTCTTCAAACGGTGCTTTTTCTCTTTTGAATAAGACATTTGACCTTTCAATTATTGGTTCTTCTGGTTTTTTACAATACCAAATATTTTTGATTTTTAATTTATCATAATATTCTTTTTTAATTGAACCATTCTTTTTAAGTGTATTAATAATTTCAAATTTTTTAATAGCTTTATTATTTTTTCGTATGAATCTTTCAAAAGTTTTATATTTAAAGACAACATTGTTATCGTGTAAAAACCACATATCCGCCTCCACTTGAGATGCATTGTCTGCTTGTTGTGTTTCTTGTGTAAACTGAATCATTAAGTCTGCAAATTCTTCTTGTGCTTCTTTGTCTTCATCATAACCTTCAATGTCTTGTTGCATTGTCTTTAATTGATTTAAAAATACTCTAAATTCTTTATCCTTGAGTTTTTGCCAAACCATATCTGCTTGATCAAATAATGCCTCAGCAAATAATTGCTGTTGATTACATTGCTTACCATTTAATTCTATAGTTTTTTTATCTATTGTTAGAAAATAAATTGGTGGATTTGTTCGCAATCTTTGAAATGAATCTACCTTTGGCATGTATGCTGAACTATCAATACCGTATAATAATGTTCTACAAAGACCCGCATTACAATGATCCTTCATAGGTTTATCAGTACACTTGTATCCATAATCTTTTTTCTCATAACTTTTAATTACAGCTTGTACTTCGTGTGCAGGTAATTGCTCATAAAATTGATCGTTACGATCCCAAACTTCTTTTTGCCATCCATCTGGATTTTTCTTTTTTGCAAGAGTTGCAAAAGCAGTTAAAGCATTATTTCTAAAACCACCCTCACACCCATTTCTTATTACAGCTTGTAGGCATGGAGGGTATTGGTCAAAATCTTTTTCTTCAATTAAACTATCGTCTACTTTTATTGCAAAAAATTGCTCTTTCGTTAATCTAAATTTATCAATAAAACTATACCAATCAATTAATGGTATACCAATTCCATTATCATATAATGCATAGCGAGTTGTTCTTGCAGCCTTTTGATAAGGAATATTTAACCAATTACCTAAATCATTTTTATGAACCATGATTTGTCTTTGCTTAGGAAATATTTCGCAACTAGATAATCCGAGATCCGTGGACAACAAACTAAGTTTGTCAATCATATCGCTAGCCTGAATTGGTTCTTTGGTATGTAAAAATAAATGTACTCCCCCTGACTTTGACCTATAAGGCACAAGTGGATATTTTTTCTTTCTAATGTTTTCTATTAAATTCTTTACGTTTAAATCGTACTTATCTACGTCTATGCATCCCCAGATGCATGTATTGTCTTGTTGAATAGGTATAACACCTAAATTAATTTCACCGTTTAAATGTTTTTGAAATAGTTCTTGAGTGAGAGGAGCACGCTTAGTTACAGCGCGCCCCTTCTCTTTACCTGTCTTCTGATCTTTATCGCCTTCAAGATAATATTCCCCGTAGGCAATATCTAAGCCCTGAAAGATTTCGATAAATTTCTCGACCATTAGAAAGGAGTTGATTCAGATTTTGTATTTGGTTGATTTTCTGTTGTTACTGGCGTATCGTCTTCATAACTTACAGATACACCTTTGCGACAAGCTTCATATAAATCAACTGCAGATTTAAATGCATTTTGATTTGATACTTGCCCCACATGATTAATAGCCCAACCAGTCCATTGACCTTTACCGTTTGATTCTTGAACAGTAGTAAGTTTGTAGACTTGACTAAATGATGGTTGAGATACCAAATCACCTTTACTATTTTTAACTTTTGGTAAGGCTCTCATCATTGAGTTCCACTTACGAGATTTTTTAGCTTGAGTTCTGCTCATAGTTATTAATCCTGTAGTGTTTGGACTCTGATCTTCATTCAATAAAAGAACAAAGTGAGATGCTGTTCCTTCAAGATAGTTTCCGTTTGAAAGTCTATCTCTATTTTGAGCGTCCCTTTTTGTTTGAGATACAATATCTGAATCAGCAGAGTAAATTTTTACTGGAGCATTAACACCTCCGGTTCCTCTCTCTTTCCATTCAATATATTCAAACTTATAATAACAAGGCACGACTAATATACCTTTGGTTCCATCATACAGTTTTTTTGTAACTGAGTTACAAATCATTCCTGTTTGAGCACCCTCAATATATTTTTCGTGTCCAGGTCTTCTTTCATAAGATGCATCGCTAATTAATTTAATAAACGGCATAGCCATTTGATTAGCCGTGACGTTTTCAAGTCCTGCATCACCATACTGAGCAATTACAGAAGCTACATTAAATGTAGGTTTTTCTATAATTGCAGTTTTTTCTTTTTTTACTTGTGTTTGCATTTTAGTCCTTAGTGGTTAGTTTTGTTTTGCTAGAAATATGAACTCCAAACAAATCATCAGGTATGTCCATTCCTTTTTCAGTTTGTTCCTTAACAAACGTAGACAAGGTCATATGATGGACATGTTCCTTTTGAATTGGAGTTGTGCCTTTAGATCTTAGAAGTTCTAGCACTTCTCTTGCTTTACTATCTTCACCCATACTAAACTCAACAGAAATATCGTGTTTAATAATATCTCCATAGCCATTTTTCCTTAGCCAATCAAATGCCTTAAGTTGATTCGCTTTAGTAATATAAGCTTTATATGTTGGAACAGCTTCAACCATAGTTCCATCAGAGAGTTTAATCATTGATATATCCATCTCAGCCATTAAATTCGGAATTAACTCAGAGGATATTAGGGCTTCTTTTTCGACAAGCTTCTTTACTTCTGCTTGTTTTTCTTCAATATCAGTTTGTGCTTTTTTTAAATCTTGACACAATTTAGATATTGTCTGCATTTTATCTTGATCTACACCTTGCAGTGCATCAAGAGTATTTGTTGCTACCATTTTTTCTCCTTGACGTCTTATTAAACTAATATAAATACATGTCAAACATAATTTTGTGGTAGCGAAATATATTTTTAAAACTGAACCTTTTGCACACCAACGCAAAGCACTAGAGCTTTCTTGGAACAAAGAAAGCTATGCTTTCTTTATGGAGATGGGTACAGGAAAAACTAAAGTTTTGTTAGATAATGTTGGAGTCTTGTACACGTTAAATAATATCAATGCTGCATTAATAATAGCAACAAAATCTGTATACACGGTATGGTTTAATGACGAAATACCTAAACATCTTAATGTTCCTTATGAAACTTATCTATGGAAGCCAACAAAAGAAAAAACTTGTAAAGAATTTATTTTAAAACAAAGTGATAAACTAAAATTATTTGTAATGAATATTGAAGCTTTATCCACAATTAAAGGATATCAATTTGCAGTACAATTTTTAATGAAACATAGTGCATTAATTGCCGTAGACGAATCATCTACTGTTAAAAACTATAGAGCTAAAAGGACAAAGAATCTTTTAAAATTAAGAAAAATTTCTAAGTACCGTAGAATTTTAACAGGATCACCAGTGACTAAAAGCCCGGTAGATTTATATACTCAGTGCGAATTTTTAGATCCTAAACATTTAGGTTTTAATTCATTTGTAGCTTTTAAAAATAGATATTGTGTATTTGATATTGTACACATTACAGGAGACAGACAGATTGCTGTGCCAGTTGGATTTAAGAACCTTGAAGAGTTAGAACAGAAATTAAAAACATTTTCTTTTAGAGTTAAAAAAGAACAGTGTTTAGACTTACCAGCCAAGGTTTATTCTAAGAGAGTTGTCCAATTAACTGAAGAACAGAAAAAAGTTTATAATGAAATAAAAGAACAAGCTATAGCAAACTTAGACGGAGACAGAATGACTGTTAATAATGTTTTGACTGAAATTATTAGACTACATCAAATTACTGCAGGTTTCTTTTCTGGAGAATCTGGTCAGATACAAAAATTAAATAACAATAAGCTAGATGCACTTTTAGAAATTATAGAAGACACAGATGAAAAAATTATCATTTGGGCAAACTGGGTTTACAATATTGAAGAAATAACTAATAAACTTGTGGATATTTATGGTCCGTCGTCCGTTGTTAATTTCTATGGTGCGGTTAATTCTGAAAAAAGAAGCAAGGCTATTGATCTATTTATGAATGATCCTAATTGTAGATTCTTTGTTGCAAATCCATCTACTGGAGGATTTGGTTTAACATTAACATCGGCTACATTAGTTATTTATTATTCAAATAGTTTTAATGCTGAACACAGAATGCAATCTGAAGAAAGAGCTCATCGAATAGGTCAAACTAAAAAGGTGACTTATATTGATTTGATAACCGAAGATAGTGTTGATGAAAAGATTGTAACGTCTTTAAAAAACAAGTTTAAATTGTCGGCTGCGACTCTGGGAGAGGTTGTTCGGACTTGGCTATAGCTTTATAGTCTTCAAATTTCTTCCACCATTTATCTTTCCACATTTTCATTTGATCTCCAAATATTTCAAACGATTGAAATTGTAAGTCCCTTGAACACATCAAAACAACTCCGCCTTCTATTTCACCGTAATGTTTACTGTGTGCTTCGGCATAAGCCGCTAATTGTAAAAAATAATCTTCAATCCATTCAACTCTTTTTGGCTTATTTGTTTGCTTAAAGTCAATGATTGCTGGCTTGTCTTTATAGATACCTATTAAATCTGTAGTTCCTGCATAAAGATCTTCGTATCTTAAATTAGTCTCAGATCCCCATGCTTCTTTTACATTTTTTAGTCCTTCTTTAATAATCATATTGGCCATGTCTTTTGCTTTTTGTCCTTCAGGAGTCATAGACATGTAGTTAGTTCCTTCAATATATTTTTCTAAATATTTATGCATCTCAGTTCCAATTCTAGATGCTTCTTGTTTGATTCGTTCTGCTTCTTCGTTACCAACTCTTTTAATCCATTTATCAAGATTAGCTCTATCTTTTGTTTTAGATAATATAGTTGTGACTGAAGGGATTTTTGTTCCGTTAACGACGTACGTTCTGCCACTCTCTTGAGTGTCTCTATCGTATTTTAAATAATCGTATTTTTTTATTAACACACTTACTTATTACTTTATTACAGCCGTAAGTAAAGTAACAATTATACTACCCATAGCTGCAATAACTATGCCTGCAGATACCATGATTACTTTTTCTAATCTAACAATTCTTTCGTGTAATTGATCAATTTTTTTAAATGTTTCTCTTTGCATTATTCTGCAAAGCTTTTCATGTTCATCAATTCTGGTTAAAGCTGTTTTACCGTTTTTATACATTTTCTCTTCCTTGTGCTGCCAGTATTCCTAAAGTATCAGTTGGAAAAGCTGCGGCAAATCTTTGTGCATTAACTGGTTGTTGTTGAGCTAATGGCACAATACCGGGTAGTCTTGGTAATGCTTGTTGTAATATACCAGGAGGAGCTTGTCTCGTTGCTTCTCTCATTAATTGTTCTTCTTCATCGTTTCTCGGTGCTCCACCGATAGGTCTAAATAAATCATCTATTTCTGGTGGAGGTAATACTTTACCTAACATGTTGTCTGGAACAGAAGCGAACAATCTTTCTTTTTGTTTAGGGTCAATGTGTAATCCCTTTAAATCATCTGGGATATATTTTTCATTAGATAATCTTTGTAGAAGTTCTTGAGTGGAAATATTGCGACCTTCGAATTTTCTAGGATCATTTGGATAATCATTCGATAAAACATTTAATATTTTTATAAGTGATCTGCGCATTGCAACTGCACCTAATGTTTTATCTCCTGCTTCCGATGCTTCTAAATAAGTTTTAAAAGAGGTATTTATTGCTTTCAATCTTTCAGGGCTAGCAAAGAATCTGTTTGTAAAAAAACCTAAAGCTAATAATGGGACTACACCTAATACGTCCATGCCATAAAAACCAGCGAATAAACCTAATGGTGCACCAGTCAAAATTAATCTTCTTGCCAAGAAAGTAGAACTTGATGGAACTTCAATTTTATTTAAGGCAGAAATATAACCTATTAAATCTTCAATTTCTTTTACCATTTTTTTACCTTGTTCTGGTCCTAAAATCATCTCAAATTTTTTTGCATATTCACTAGAGGGTAGGACTAATCTTCTAAATATGTCTGGATCAAATTGAACATTACCTCTAATATATTGAGATACGCTTTCTCCTCCTGGTAATTTCATGTCAGAAATCATTTTTGCAGGTAATCTTGCTTCTTGATAGGTTCTTTCTCTACCTATTAAATCATAAAGAAAATTTTCTTCTGATGAAGCTTTTAAAAAAGATTTTTGATATGCGTCAGATAGATACGCAGCATGTAACCTTTTTAAGGTAGCATTACCATCAGGTGTTCCTTTAGCAACAAAAGTGTATGCGCCCGTTTTTGGATTTATTTTGTATACATCAGCTTGTAGTAATTTTTGTAAATCAGTTATTGCATCAAAACTTTGTTTATTTGCAGAAGACATAAAAATGTTATCAGCAACTGTTTTTGCAAGTTGATCTGCATTTTTATTTCCCGATTCAAAAAAACCAGCTATTTGTTTATCTGTAAATAAATTTTTACCAAAATTAGTTCTTATCTTATCTGCTAAAGGTGTTTCAAAAGAAATAATATTTTCTGAGTAAAATTTATTAGCGTCGTCTAATTGGCTTTTTAATTTTAAAATTGCTTCTTGATTTAATTTTTGTCCACTTGCACCAGAAATTGCACCCACAGTAGTTTTTACTGGTTGTGTTGCGTCTATCACTTGATCTGCAATAGCTTTATTAGGAGGTGTATATTTTAAAAATACTTCAGCAGTTGGATCTAAGCTAATACTTGCAAAGTCTTTTTCCATTCTTGTTGTTAATTCTCTATAAACATTAATTAATTTTAAGTTGTTTGGTGATCCAGCTACAGCGTTATTTAATAATATTCTCATTTCTAAATATTCATTTGGAGAAATTAATCTGTTAGCTTTTAATAAATTTTCATACGCATTCATAAATCTACCAATTGGAGTTTGCAGTAGTTCATTGTCCATTGTTAATTTAAATTCAACAGGAGAATTGTCACTTGCTTTGATGTAATTATAAAATTGTCTTTGATGATTCATTGGTATAATCATTGGATCTCCAAATTGATTTGACATCTGTCTAAACAATGTGTAACGAACATCTGCCATATTTCTAAAATTTTCATAATTTTTTTGCATTTGTCCAGCCACATTATCTGAAACAGAAGCAAGTTGAGCTAGATGCATGTTTGGTTGAAAATTAAATATGTCTTCAAATTTTGCTGCAAAAGCAGCTAATCTTTTTTGTTTAGCTTGTTCTACTGGTA